ATAACATGATATTGAATCATAATATAAAAGCTTTGAGTTGTAGAGAACTTTTTGACTTAAGATATCAACAGGCACTCAGAGGAGTTTATAGATATGCAGCTTAAAAAAATTAAAGTTTATGGTAAGTTAAGACAATTTTTAGGAAAGTCGTATTTTATGGCTGCGGTTAAATCACCACAACAGGCGATGAGTTTTTTAATGGCAAATTTTGAAGGTATACAAAAACATATGAATGATCAGATATATAAGGTGAAAATGGGAGGCAGAGTTATTACAGAAGAATATTTATCAATGTCTGGTCAGGGTGATATTCAAATTATTCCAGTTGCTACAGGTTCCGCACCAGTGATTCCTATAATTATTGGGGCTGGTGCTATTGGTGCTGGGGCTGCTATTGGTACAGCAACTTTGGGTGCTTCATTACTATCAGGTGCCTTAATAACCGTTGGAGCTTCAATGGTTGCTGGTGGGATTACTGATCTAATATCACCACAAAAACCAGTTCCTAATGTTTCAAGCGTAAGTGAAATTGATCCAAATATAAGAGGATCATATTCTTTTACTGGCATACAGAATGTTAATAATAGTGGTGTTCCGATTCCAATTTTATATGGACTTGTCTTCAGTGGTTCGATTCTAATAAGTGCGGGTACTGACACCTCTCAAATAGTTGCAGAAACTTAAAGATGGCTGAATTAATTAATAACGATATTCGACCAACATTAGGAAATCCAACACCTGAAGAGTATGAAAACTCTCTGCAAAGTAAACAGTTTGCAACAGTAATAGATTTACTAGGCTATGGAGAAATTCATTCAGTTTTGGATGATCGAAATATTATAACAGACGGTAATTTAAGAGGAGAAGGTAATCTTCTTCAAACTACAATAAACAAAGATTTTCAAAATAATGTTTTTTTAGAAGGCACTCCATTAATAAATGACAATGGTGAAAAAAATTTTGCTGATGTACAAATTGAATACAAATCTGGTTTTAGTAATCAAAGTCCATCACAACTAATTGATGAAATACAAAAAGTTAATACTGTTGGTGTTGAGGTACCTCATGGAACTCCTATAACAAGGTCTATAGATAATACAAATGTAGATAAAGTCAGAGTAACTTTACAAATACCAATTTTACAAAAAGTTGACACAGATTCAAATGAGATTACAGGAACAAGTATTGGAGTATCTATAAAAATTAAGGAAAATAATGGAAATGAAGTAGATTTTGTTCCAAAAGATGTGATTGTAGGTAGAGTAACTAGTCCTTATTTGAAAGATTATGAAATAAAATTTACAAGAGACATGGATTTTCCAATAAGTATAACTGTTGAAAGACTTTTTGAAGAAAACCCCAAATATCAAAGAAGGGTAAATTGGCTATCTTTTACAGAAATAACTACAGATAAGCGTGCTTATGAGGGTTTCGCTTATGTTGCAGTAAGATTTAATGCTCAACAGTTTCAAAGCTTTCCTAAACGTATGTATAGGGTCAAGGGTACCAAAATTCTTGTGCCTAATGGAACAACAATCGATAGTGATAATGGAAGGGTTGTATACCCAGAGAATTATATTTTTGATGGTACTTTTAAAACAGTTGAAGCTAATGACTTAGTATTTGGAACAGTTGATGGAAATCTAAAAAAAGAATGGTGTTCAGATCCAGCTTGGATCTTGTACGACATCTTGACTACTGATAAAGGTTTTGGTGGGGAAAACGGGATTATTGATCCTGATACTTTAGATGTTTATAGTTTTTTTGCAGCAAGTAAATATTCTAGCGAATTAATAACAGACCCTATTACAGGTACTCAGGAGCCAAGATTTAGCTGTAATGTAGTTTTAAATCAAAAAAATGATGCCTATTCCTTAATTAATGATTTATGTTCTGTAATGAACGCCATGCCTTTTTACAGTAATGGTAGTTTACAACTATCTCAAGACAGACCAACCAACACAACAACAAAAACGTCTGACCCTCAATATATTTTTAATAATTCAAATGTAACAGAGGAAGGTTTTACATATCAGGGTGTAGGACAAAGAATAAAATATACAGAAGTTGAAGTTGCTTATTTTGATAATGATACACAAGAAATAGATTTTGAACTTGTAACAACTGAAGATATAAAAGCATTTGCAGAGCCTGATGAACATAATCCAAACGCATTAGACGCTAAAAATAAATATGGAAGCACTAGAAAAACTTTAAAAGCTTTTGCCTGCACATCAAGAGGTCAGGCAAATAGATTAGGTCGGTGGTTTTTGTACTCAAATTTAAAAGAATCTGAAGTTGTATCTTTTACAACTACTCTTGAAGCTGGTGTAATTGTAAGACCAGCAACAATTATTGCCATTGCAGATTCATTAAGAGCAGGCGTAAGAAGAGGTGGCCGTATAAAATCTGCTACTTCAACAACTATTGTTGTTGATGATGCTAATAATACTGATTTAACAACAGAAAATTCTGCAACTTTGACAGTTATTTTACCAAATGGCAAAGCTAGTGTTCCAAGAACTATATCATCTATAAATGGCACAACTATTACTGTAAGTTCTGCTTTTGCTTATAAAGATGACGATGGAAATGAAGTAACTGCAACTCCACAAGCAAACAGCATATGGGCAATAGAAAATTCTTCAATTGAATTACAAATTTTTCGTGTAGTTTCAATCGAAGAAAAAAATGAATCTGAATATACAATTACAGCAGTTATACACGATACAAATAAATATGCAGAAGTAGAAAGTCTTGACGTTGCCTTAAACCCAAGAACGATAACAACTTTGATAGATGAAAAACCTTCTCCTAATAACTTATCTGCAACAGAACAAATAGTGCAATTAGATAATAGAGCAATATCAAAAATTTTTGTTACATGGGAACCAGTGCAAGGAGTAAATGAATATTTAGTTTTCTTTAGATATAGTGATGGAGATGTAGATGACGATGGAGATGAGGGTATTGAAAATCCAGAAAGTTTTAGAATTTCAAGACCAAGCTTTGAAATTGTTGAATCAAGGGCTGGTAAGTATGAATTTACTGTTCAATCTTATAATGCGTTAGGAAAATTAAGCAGCTCTGTATCTAAGTTAGTTTTTAACGCTGTAGGTAAAACAGCTGTTCCAGCAGATGTACAAAATGTACAGATTGAACCCATATCAGATCAATCTATAAGACTTAGTTTTGATAAATCAACAGATGTTGATGTTTTGCATGGTGGCACTCTAATAATCCGTTCATCAAATTTAACAACTGGTGCATCTTTTACAGATTCTGTTGATGTAGGAGAATTTGCAGGCAATGTAAATAGTGTTATTGTTGATAATATTATAAATGGAACTTACTTTTTAGCTTTTAAAGATGATGGTGGAAGAATAAGTGCTAACGCTGCATCAATAAAAAACATTTCAACACAACCTGATGTACAGCCAAAACTCACAGTTTTAACAGATAGAGAAGATTTAGACAGCACACCTTTTGCTGGTTCAAAAGTTGGTTGTTTTTTTGATAGTACATTAGATGGTCTTGTTCATGGTCTTAATGGTAAAATTGATGGTGTTTCTGATTTTGATGCCATAGAGGATTTAGATTTATTAGATAATACAGTTGCTACAGTTGGTACTTATAGTTTTGCAAATACTTTAGATTTAGGAGGTAAACAACCACTTGTCTTACAAAGACATTTAGTCACAAAAGGTTTTTATAATAATGAATTATTTGATGATAGAAGTGCATTTATTGAAACATGGACTGATTTCGACGGTACAACCGTTGCCATTGACGTAAATGCCAAGGTGCTAGTGGCCACGACTGACTCAGATCCTGATACTTCAACTGCTGGTACTTATACGATAAATAATGGATCAGGGGCTGCTGGGACTATTATCACTATCACAAAATCAGGGCATGGTTACAGTGTCGGTAGTTTTGTAACCGTTGATTTTACATCTGGAACAGGTGTTGATGGTGATTATCAAATACAAAGTATTACTACCAATACTTTTACATTAACTTCTGCAACATCTTTATCAACTAGTGGTAACTGTAATTTCAGTGCAGAATTTAGCCAGTTTAACCCTTTTATAAATGGTAAATATATTGCAAGAGGATTTAAATTTAGATGTGATTTAGAAACAAAAGATATTGCACAATCTATTGAAATTGAAGAGTTAGGCTATACAGCACAAATAGAAAGCAGAACAGAAACAAGTCTTGGTAATGCAGGAGCTACAAATGGAGTCTTTGCATCAGGTACTTCCACAAAATCAGTGACTTTTACAAATAGTTTCTTTACAGGTCAGTCAGGCACTAGCGTTGCAGCAAATTCTGTTTTGCCATCAATAGGAATTACTATTGAAAATCAATCGCAGGGAGATTTCTTTGTGTTATCAAATATAACTGGCAGCGGCTTCGATATAGATGTAAAAGATTCTAATGGTAACAATGTTAATAGAAATTTTAAATATGCTGTAACTGGATTTGGGCGTGGAAGTTAATTTTAAAGTAGTATATAATTAAATAAAATTTTAAGTTACAAATGGCACAAGCACCAGACTACGACGTAGCTAACTCCACGGGAGCCAACGTGAGAGCTGAGTTAAATATTATTTTACAAGCGATATTAACAAACAACCAAGGTACAAGTGACCCAAGTTCGCCTGCGGCTGGAATGTTATTTTTTGATACAAATAATAGTTTGATGAAGATGAGGAATGAAGGTAATAGTGCTTTTATAAATTTATTTACAACAAGTGGTGCTCCTGCTTTTCCTGTAGATGGAACAATAAATTCAGTAAATATTGGTAAAGGTGCAAACTCTGTTTCTAGTAATACAGTTCTTGGAGTAAGTGCTTTAGATGCTGCGGTTACTGGCACAAATAACACTGCTATTGGGCATAGTACCCTAACCGATTTAACATCAGGGACAAATTGTACAGCACTTGGAAAATCGGCTCTTGAAAAAAATACTATTGGAGTTAGAAATACAGCTTTAGGATCACAGGCTTTAGATAAAAATGTGTCTGGAAATGACAACATTGCTATTGGTGTTGACACTTTAGGATTAAACACCACTGGCGAACTAAATGTTGCTATGGGTGATTTTGCTCTTGATGCAAATGACAGTGGTTCATCTAACACAGCTGTTGGCCACGCAAGTTTAGGGGCTAATACAACAGCCAATAACAATACTGCTTTTGGTTATAACTCATTAGCAATAAACACTACTGGTGTGAATGGAACCGCAGTAGGTGTTGGCGCATTAGACGCTAATTCTACAGCTGATAATAATACAGGAATCGGTTATAATGCCTTAACAGATAATTCTACTGGATTTAATAACACTGCCTTGGGTTCATTAGCGGGTGATGTTATGACAACTGGCTCAAACTGCACTTCACTAGGTTATCAAGCAGACCCTTCTAGTGCCACCGCTACAAATGAAGTCACTTTAGGAAATTCAAGTATTACAGCTATCAGATGTCAGGTTCAGACAATAAGTGCACTCTCTGATGAAAGAGATAAGACAGATATTGTTGATTCAGAAGATGGTCTTGATATAATAAATGCACTTAGACCAAGAAAATTTACTTGGGCAATGCGTGAACCTAGTGATAACAATGGAAAAACAGAACTTGGTTTTGTAGCTCAAGAAATAGACGCTGTATTAGGTGATAAAAATGACTATATTGGTGCTGTTTATAAAACTAATCCAGATAAATTAGAAGCATCTTACGGAAAATTTGTTCCAATATTAGTAAAAGCTGTACAAGAATTATCCTCAAAAGTCACAGCCCTCGAAGCAGGGTAAACTATTATTAATTAATTTTTTTATCATGATAGAAAAAACCGCTGATGAAATCGCAGCAATTTTCTCCGCTGCTGGTGATAGTGTAGCTATTATTAATGCAGATGCAAGCTGTTCATCTTATACAACAAGAACAGGATTTACTGTTACTGAAGCTGAATGGAAAGCCTACATTAAAAGAAATACAGATCATCTTGAAATTATCAAGGCTTACAAAAAACTTGATGGCACAACTTCTATCTGGACATCCGAATCTTTTACAGACATAGATGCTGCTATAACAAAAGGAAAGACACTTTACTCTTAATTTATGAATTTACAAAAATTACAAGAAACAAGACAACAACTGTTGTTTGAAAAAGAAAAACAATTTGCAAATCTTTATGAAATTACTGGTGCTATAAAGTTGTTGGATCAACAGATTTTGGAGATGTCAAAATCCGAAGATACCCAGCCAACAGAAACACAGGCATCAACCCTACAAGAAAAAACAGCGTCAATACAGTAAGTGGTGCTACCATTTTATTAATAACGCTTTTATTCATGTTTGCTCGTATTTGTCAGGTAGCTTCATTGTTGTCTCTATCTCTTACCTTGTCAATGTTGGGCGGTTCCTATTACGCTTTCAGATTCGTTACCAGTGAACAGTTTAAGGCTAGAGTTATGAATGAAGTTCTGGATAATGTACAAGGATTAATGCCAAAAATGTTAGATAATACAATTCCTGATATGACGGGAAATACAATACCAGAATATGTACCAAATAGTGAATGGAAATTAATGAAATAAACGTAAGAGAAATTCATATTCCAGAAATATATATTCCAGAGATATATAAACCTAGTCCTATTCTGCCTGTAATAACAGAACTAGAAATAAATGTAGCTGGTTGTACATATCAACACAGAGATATAAAAAATACTGGCAATACACAACTTTTGTTAGACGATCCTAATGGAGTTTTTACTGAATGTGATTCTGTTTTCCCAAGTTTTTACCCTATAGATTACAAACCAGATCAATTAATAATTACAGAAAGTTTACCAATCTCAGATAATACTCCACCACTACCAGAAACTGAAACACCAAAAACAACAGCACCAAAAAAAGAAAATATAGAAATACCTGAATGTCCTAGTAGGCAAGATCAGAAAATTGGAGATTACAGAAACTCAAAACGCATTGAAAAAGTAATTGGCCACAAGTTATCATCTGATAAAACAGAGTGCATTACTTTATATGAAGACGTGCCATTCAGAGAAACTTTTATTGGTACACCTGAGGTACTTGTTTCTACTGCTGTTATCGGTTTGGTCGCTGGTGGGTCTGCAGCTCTTGTACCTATAATTCAAGGCATTGCTAAAAGTGCTATAAAACAGATAGGTAAAAAATTGACTAAAAAGAAAGATAATGTAAAATAATAAAACCCTGTCTGACATGGCGATGGATAGGGCGTCTAGATAGGCAAGTTCCAACCCGTGCTTGTCTATCGCCTTATTTCAGGGATACAAACATATACGGATAGAATTACAAGCGCCTTACAGGGCAATCTGGGAGGAGTAAATTAGTCATTTAGCTCGATTTTGTGCGAATGTGGCAAAACTTGGTTAGGTTGGGCGATAAGTTGGATACCATCACAATTGACTTGGTACTCGCCAGTAAAAACTACACCACGACGCGCTTGTTCACCACAAATTTGTAGACGATATAATTCCATTTCCATCTTTGTTTTAGCTATCAATAATTCTTGTGCCTCTATATTTACCTTTGCAGCTTTTTTACATAATTCCCCGCCATTACCTAGTGGAATATTAAATTGCATTGAAATACCATAATTTAAGTTGTAATTATCTTTCTCAAATCTCGGTGTTTTTTGAATATATTTTACTGCACCTGTGTCCTCGTCATAGATTTCTTGATACGCAAATTTCTCTATAGGTCGATTGAATGACCATGCATCTGTTAAATATGGGGTGATAGTCAAGCTGGGCGAGGTGCAAACGATTCCTTGAGAATATCTGTTTTGTGGTAATGAAGATGGCGTTATCATAGTTGCATTATTGTTGACGACACCTTGAGCGTTACTGCTGGGACTAGCCACTGTTGTATTAGCTAGAACTTTTATAGGACTAAGTAATAAAATTATTGTCCAAATACAGAGGTTGTTTCTGTGGTAGTGGTAGTTGTAATAGTGCGATTTATTGTGGTCACGTTGGCTAAGCCAGCACCTTGAAGTGATTCGACTAGAGAAAAACTTTGTCCAGCTTCTTTTATTTTCCATCTTGGCACAGCCTCAAGCGATGGACTTGTCCAACTAAACTGAACACCACCAAGTGTTTGAGTTTCGCCAGCAACTGTTGAAGCATTGATATAGCCATCAACGTCTGCAGATTCAATATTGTGTCCAGACGCTGTGTACGAATAACCAGAATTATACTGGTAACTGGTAATAGTTTCATTAATAACACTTTGCGAGGTCGAACTCATTGTGGAACTACCACTTCTAAATTGTGGCACCACAGGAGTAGCAAGAGTTCTTATAGGTAATGCTAATAAAACTAACCAAAAAAGTCTAGTCAATTTCTATGCTGACAGTTGTAGATCCAATACAGCTAGTACCACTTCCACCAGCAGTACACGTATGGATTCCTGAAGATAAAGAAGTTAGCGCTAAATTACCAGCAGTTCCACCACTAATAACAGTTGTCTGACCGCCTAATACAGGAAGAGTTGCTATACCACTTGATGGTGTTATTGCTGATTGTGTTACGTCACCAGCTTGGTAACTCTCACTAAAACTGAAGGCAGATCCAGCAGTAGTAACTGTCTTATTTGTATTCACTGCCGCTGGTACACCATTACTCAAGCTTCCTAAATTTAATCCTCCAATAGCATTTGTAACTACACTATCGCCAGTTCCTGTAGATGTTGTAACATTATTTCCACTAATACTGTACGAGCTAGGAGCCGAGTTAGTAATAACGTAAGGAGAGTCGATAGATATTTGTGCAGAGGTTACATACTTTGCGGTAATTTCTGCGAATGCACCAGAGGGTGAAATAAAAAGTAAGAAAGGCAGTAATTTTTTCATTTGATTCCTACATTAGTGTCTTTATTATCTACTATTTTAGCAGTATTATTAGGTTTCTTTTTGTTTACGCTTATACCATAAGAGCCTAAAACTCCACTGGTCAAGCCAGCTAAAAACGCGCCATCATTCCTAATTTTGTCCATATATCCCAAAGTCATCATTGCTAAAGACCAAACTAAAATCATAAAGCGTACAGCATGACCAAAAATTTCACCCCAATCCGTACCCTCTTTTTCTTCCTGTTCTTCTGCCATAAAAATTAAAACTCTTGTTTAATACTAGCAATCTAGCTATGTTTGGAAAGTAACACAAGATTTTTATGCTCAGAATCCTAAAACCTATTCTTATGACGTTCGTAAAAACGAATGCAGTAAAAAAATTAATTATTGATCTTTTAAAGGCATTAGCAAAGACTACAGACAATACAATAGACGATCAGATTGTTGATTATGTATCAGTGCATTTATGGCCAGAGGACAAGTAAAAAACATTATAAATATTCTAACTAACAAACCTAGTCTTGAGGCTGAGTTTGCAATAGAAAGCGCTATTAAAGATTTATATACAATAAAAGATATAAACGAGCTAAGAGAATTAGCAAGCCAATTAGCACGAGCTAATCACAAGCAATCTCATTTTATTGCTAACGCTTTAGAAATAATGTGTACGCAGCAAGAGTGCATACAATTTTATGAAAGAAAATTTAAAAAAAAAGCGCCTCTAGTGAAGCGCCTAAAATACATTTTGTTTGGTAAAAATTAAACTTCTTTACTAATATCAACCCACTCAAAAAGTGTTTTGTGTAGGTTAATCATACGATCCAAAGGGTCTCTACATTGACACTCAAAAGTTTTGTTTGTTGCAGGGTCATGGTATATTTGACCCTCGTAAGGATCGCTAGGAAATCTAGAAGGGAAGGTCATCTATTGACTCTGACTTGCTCTGTGATGAGTCTTTTGGTGGTAATGGGGCTAGTTTACCACTATTGCCCCACATGCCGCCCCAAAGCGTAAATCCAGCCTCCTCGTGGAACTGATTTTTGTCTGTGTAGACCCTAATTGTTGTGCCTTCTTTTTCTGCTTTATCGTGCATTTTCATAAAAAACTCTGCAGCTTTTAGTGCATTTTCAGCAGTAAAATCAAAAATTACATTTTTCTCAGGGGCATAATCATTAACAGGGTTGGTGTTGTCAACAACTCTAAATTTAGCCGTAAATGCTGGTTGTACTTTAGCCATAGTTAAAAAGGGTTCTTAGGTGTAATGTTGTTTTGTTTTTCCCATTCAAGGATCACTCTTATGTCATAGCGAACCTTAGCGGAACCCGATGATACCGCATATTTGGGAAGTGTATAGTAATCGGGTCCACGATTTTTTCTCCTCCAATCAGCAATAGTTGCTGGACTTAGTCCATATCTTTTAGCTAACTGGTCAGATGTTAAAAATTGCTGTTCGATTTGGTTCATGCTGATAATGCTTTGCTCCTAGCTTGAATGAGGTCTATAAGTTTATTATATTGTTCTTGTGTTATTTTCCCCTCTGAAAATCTTTCTCGCAAAGTTTCTCTGTGTGTGGCTAACTGTTCATCAGTTGTTGATTTCACAATAGCGTCACGTGCTAAAACTGCTATGTTCTGTTTGGGCTGAACATTAGCTTGTCTTTTAGATGGTGTAACAGGCTCTAAAGCTTTAACAATTTCATTACCTGTCCATAGTTCACTGCCTAGATTAAATTCTTTTGCAGCACAAAAACAAAAACCGCGTCTATGAGAGTCGGTAATGTCTCTAGCTGAAATTTTATCTAGTTTCACTGGTACATTTCTATTATCCATAATTGAATACGGATAAACAGCACCTTTCTTGCCCTCTGGATCTGTGAAGTAGCCCATAAGATAACCTGTGCCATCGGGTGCAGCCCAAACTACACCAGTTGTTTCATAAGTTGGTGGCATTTCTAGATGAAACTCCCAACCCGCGGCTAGTTCATTAAGATATTCAGATGTTCTAGCCCATGACACATAACTATATTTACCTTTTTTGTAAATATCCTGTGGTTGAATAGTGCCTTTTAAATTTGGTTTTTTCATTAAATGCCTCCCTCGATTTGGTCTAGTGTTGGATCTTGGATTGTTAAGACATCTCTTAAATCAGTAGGTGGTGCCATAAACTTAGTTTTTTTGACGTCACTAATCCAGAGATTGAATAATCTAATGAAAGCGTTTAACTGGTATCTTTGGTAAACAGAGCCTCTATGTCTAAATCCTTTTGACATCATTTGATTTCTAAAAGACAATATAGGATTATCTATATTTAGATTTATCCCCTCAGAGAACTGTGTCCAAAATTCTGACAAAATTTCTTCAGAGTAATTTTTTTCTTGAATCAATTTGTACATAGGAATACCAACACTCAAGTTAAAGAAATGGAATCTATTATGGTAAATCCTCATTTTTTGTGTAATTTCTTGATAAGTTTCTTGATTGTCTTTGTATTCTTGTAAAATTTCTGAATGAGTTGGGATTGTGGCATAAGTCCAACTTCCTCTGGGAAATTTTTTATACAATAAATACACTTTTATACCCGCTGCTAAGTGTTTTGATGACGATGTACAACCTTCAATGTATAAACCATCTGCAGCGTTTCTAGCAGCACCAGTATCAACACAGTTGAATATTTTAGGATCCATATTTCTAGCAACCATAATTGGCAATGTTTTACCAGTTTTTACTATCGCTAAAAGTCTGTGTTGACCATCTAATAAATTACCATCTTTATCAAAGGCCAAACCTTGATTAGTAATTATCCATTCGCCATTGTCAATAGCAGTAACCAATCTTCTTAGATTGGCGGGTCTCATAGATCTGTTTTTAGAGTTTTTTGTTTCTAAAACATATTCAGCAAAGTCAGGTGTAATTTGCTCAATATTAAATGTGGGGTTAATAGTTTCAGTCATTGTTGCTGAGCCAGTAAGGTTTTTCGAGGGTCTGGATTCCATTTGGTTCGGTGTCGGTGTAGCCAAGCCATTTTCCAGATTGATTAGCTTCAAATATTTTAAGAAGCGCTTGTTCTTGAATTTCATAACCTAAATCAAGGAATTCATCATCTAATTCGTAAACTCCTATATTGAAAGGGAATACTTTTTCTATTACTACAAAGACAAATTTTTTACAATTTGTGCCTTGTAAATAATGTGCTGCCTGAAGGTGGTAGTTGAAGTTAGTAATTGTTTTGGTAAAACTTTCTGGGGACGCGCCACCTTCTCCTGTAGTTTTTAAATCTACAATGGTGTCTCCATTAATCTTGTCACAGCGACATTTAAGGTCTAGACCAGTTGCACTATGTGACCACCAGAAACTTTGTTCTGATTGGCCTTTGTCTAATAGTTCCCACGCCACAGAATTACTGCATATTGATTGCAGCATATTGTCAGCTAACGCAGCATCTTGTGGTGTGATTACTGTTATACCTTGTTTCTCATATTCGAGAGCTTGTTCTTTACCTTTTTTAGTACGTTTATCTTCTACAACTTTAAATTTGCTGTAAAAAGAATCGTTTTCTAAGATCATGGCATGGAACATAGTGCCAAATTTCATAGCGGGTGTAGGAACTTTTGGCGGTGCCAGTTCATTAAACTTTGAGTGCCATAGCGCTCTAGCATTTTGCTTAGTGATAATTTTTAGGTCACTAGCGCTGAATGCAGAATCTGCCTGATAGCTTGCAAAATCTACTGAAACTGGCTGGATTTCTGAAATAATCATTGTTATACTTAATTAGGCCGTTTGGGGCGGTTCTTGGGGTTAAAGCTGGTATGGGAGTTAAAGGGGTCTCCTCTGCCAGTTTTTTTTATGGTCAGCAACAAATTTGTATACGCTGCTACGACTAATAAAGTTAAACAGATAGAGTTATACATTATTTTTTTCAGCCTCTATTAATCCGCGTAACTCTTTAGTTATGTCACGCATTTGTTTAAAAAGTTTTGAAGTTCTTTCCTCTAGAGCTAATAGCTTAACAGGATTTCTTTCTCTAACTTCTTTTACAATTAATTTCTTGTATTCTGCATCTATTTTCTCGTACCTTTCTTCTAACTCTTTAGTCTTAGCACCTAATGACAAACCATAGTATTGAAAATTCACTGCACATTTGTCTACAGGAATTTCTACTACTAGCTCAACTTGTTTTTTATCCTTTGGCTCGAATAACAACTGTTGTAGTGATGTTATTTCAAAAGGACAATCTTTTAGCCATTGCTGCAGCTCTGGATTTGTGAAATCTAAGTGCTGGCCATTGCGTTGCATTCCGTTCATTGTTCTACCTCCTTAGTAGTTTGTTTTTTTTGATCTTT